CCACCGCAGCCGCCATGCGGCGCTTGTCGGCAGTATTGAGCAGGTGGTTGAGATCGCCCACCTCGCGTACCGACTTCACGCCGGGTACGGTTTTCATGCGCTCCAATATGTGCGGGTACACCGCCAGCAGGTTGCTGTGCATTGGCAAATCGGCCATTACGCCTCCTCAATCAGGCCGTTGAGCCAATCGGCCAACAGCTCGTCAATATCGCGGTAGTCCTTATCGGACAAACCCAAAAACGGGCGGGCTTCCATGTGCTGCGTACCTTCCTGCAGCCAGCGGGCGTAGAGCATGACCGAGCCGATAATCACGCTGTCGGCCGCCGCCTCGTGGGTGATGCTCTTGAGCAGGTTGCCACGGTCTACCAAGATGCCGCCGCGCGTTTTGCCGCTGCGGCTGGTTTTGGCGGCGATAGTTCGGGCAGACAGGGGCTTCCACGGGTCGCCTTCAGGCGTGGTTTTTTCCTCGGCGATACGGCGGCGGGGACTGCCCTCCACCAAACCGCCGATGGACGACATAACCGGGGTCAAATCCTGCAACCGTCCCGCCAGCCGGGTCAGCTGCCTGGCTAAGGGCGGCAGGTCGGTTTGGATTATCATCTGCATCTGGGTGCAATCTCCCAGTTGTCTTCGGGCACATTAGGACGGACGGCGCAAGCCGATGGCTTGGCGTCGGCCACCACCGCATCAGGGTCAAGCAGGCGCGGGTTGCGTACCACATCACGCAACCAGGCAATCGCCTGCTTGTAGCGGTCTAAAACCACCTGTGTTTCGCCGTTGTCGTGCAGGTAGTAGCGGGCGATGTCGCACACCTTGATTACCAGCACCTTGGGCGGCGAGGGCAGCACCAGCCCGGCGGCTTGGATGTAGGCCGCCGTTTCGGCTTCGGCGTCCTCAATGGCGCGGTTGAGCACCTCGTCATCGATAACACCCCGGCCTTCGCGGTCGGTTAAAACCACCAATTCATCCTCGCCGAAGCGGTCGATGAGGTCTTGTCGGGTAATGATGCTGCTCATTTTCAGGTAGCCTTAAACGGTCAATGTAGCCACCAACTCGGGGCGCAATACCAGCGGCAGCGGGTTGGATTGGGCGCGCAGGCTCCAGCCCAAATCGTGGCGCAGTTTTTCGCGGGTGGCGTAGTACGGCAGAGCCTTGGTGTTCACGGTCTCGTTCATGTCGCCCGGAGCGAAGAACTCGGCATAGAGCTTGTTGCCCACCGGCAGCAGGATGGCCTCTTCCGGTTTGATTTTGGCCGCCTTATTGCCAAAGTCGCCGGTGTAGTGGATAAACTTGATGCCGTTGTGTTCGAACTCGATGGGGTTGATGCCGTTGCCTTCACGGTAAGCGGCGCCGTCGCGGTAACGCTCGTACATGTGCTTGATGGATTCGTGATACTTCAGGGCGGCCAAGAAATCGATGCCGCACAAAGCCACCCAGCCCGTCACATAGGCACCCTTGAGTTTGGCACGCTGCTCGGCCAGCGTTTTGTCGATAACCGCACCCACTTCGGTGGTTGCCGTATCCAAAGCCCAATCGTGGGTTGTACGCCGCAGGCCGAACTCATCATAAATGTTGTACATCTCGGTGCCGTCGGCATCCAAAATCTTGCCGCACAAAGCACCCAGCATCAGGTGTTCGCGGGTCATTTCGAGGTTGTTTTTGGCATTGGCCAGCTTGTCGGTTACCTTTTCCTGCACGGTTTCCGCCTGCGTACCGCCGAAAGCGCGCACGTTTTGCACGTCGTCGGCGCGCACCACATCGTTTACCGGCAGGTGCGGAATGCGGAATGTGCGGACGGTACGGGTTTTATCGGCCACCGGCGCACCGGCTACGCCGCGCTCTTTGCTCTGCACCAGTTGCAATACGCCGTTGCGGTTTTCCACGTCCACATAGGTGGTGGTGAGGTATTGCGGGGTAAAAATGCCTAAATCGCGGATTTGGGTGGGTACCGGCTCAATAGTATTGATGGCTTGAGTCAGCGCTTTGATGCCGAACTTGCTGTTATCGGACAATGGCATGGGATATTCCTTTGCTTAATGGATAGTGGGGCGCAGGCGGCGGATACAGCGCCGCCGTGCGCATTTCAGGCAGCCTTTTTCAGGTAGCCTTATTTAGCCGGAGTGCCTTGGTAGACGATGCCGTAGGGGTCGCCGTCTTTCTGCAGGCCTTCGAGGTTGCCGCCGGTGGAGGCTGCGGCATTGACATCGGTCTCTTTGACCAGAGTCAGGTCAATTACGCAGTTATGCGGCTGCACCTGCACTTTGCCGTCCTCTTCGTTGGTCAATGCCAACAGTTTCTTGCCGCGCAGCGGATAATCGACGAAGGTGCCCATCTTGGTGCCTTTGGTAGCAGGCACACTCGCGCGGGTCAGCGGGGTGGCTTCGTATTTCAAGAAAGAGCCGGTAACCGGGCCCAGGGTTTGCGGATTGGTTTTTTCAGACATACTGACCTCCAAAAGAGCCTTTGTGGGTGGCGACGGACAGTTTCACGCCGTCGGGGGTTGGGTTGGCCTGCTCGGCAGACGGCTTGGTATCCGACAACAGCGCAGCAGGCGGGGCTTGCTTGCCTTCGGCCTGGGGCGGATGCAGGTCGGCCACCATTGCGGCCAAATCATCGTCACCGGCAGACAGCAACGCGGTATAGGTGGCGGCGGATACGCCTACAAAACCGTTGCCATCCGCATTTTCGGCAAAGCCGGCGGCGGATAACTTGGCATTTACCTGCGCCTTACGTTTGGACTTTTTCAAATCGGCGTTTTCCTGTTTCAGGGTTTCGACTTCCTGTTTGAGGTCGTCGAACGCCTTTTGCTCTTCAGCATTCATGCTCAACTCCTGGGGTTGGTTGGGGGTGTAATCAAAAGGCTTGCCGTTGCTCAAAGCCACGGCGGATGTGTTGCCGTCCACACCGACGGGCGTAAACGACACTTCGCGGATGGTGCAGTCGCGCATAATCAGCGCGGGCCCGGCCACCTCGTGTCCGTTGACCGACAGCTTGGCACCGGCGGCCAGCTCCTCGTAGCGTGCTGCCTGCACATAGGCGGACATTTCCCACGGGAATTCGCGGTCGGAGGCATCGGCCACCATGTTGCCGTACTCGTTGTCCAGCAGCTCGCCTTCGGCAATCAAGCCTTCGGCGGTCACGCTCAAGGTACAAACACCGGCCACCATGTGGCCGTTGTGCTCCACCAGTACGGCGGTTTTGGGTTTGTAGGTCAGGTTGGCGAAATCAACCGCCATCTGATAAGAGCCGTTGCCAAATGCACGGCCGGAGTTGGCCACGCCCTTAAAGCGGCGCGGCTGGTCTTCGGTCGGCTGCAAAAACTCGGTATCGATGCCGGCGGATAATTTGATAGTGAGTGGGGTTTTGGTATCCATTGCCGCATTGTGCCTGTGCACATGGGCGGGGGTGGCTTGCGCCGCTTCAGTGCGCAAAAAAGCCACCCAAACAACGATGTTTAGGTGGCTTCTGAAAACAGCCTTTATTTTTTATCGGACAATATGCGGTTGATAACGGTTAGTTGCCGGATGCGGCCGCTCTCACCGGTACTGTCCAAATGGCGGATAAATTCATCAATAACGGCGGCATCGCCGGCCAAACTTAATTGCTTGTAATCAGCACTTTCCCTGCGTTTTTTCATGGCCGCTTTGGCCGTTGCCGCCCTTAAGGCGCGGCTATGATCGGTTTTGGCGTTGGACACCGGCATACTCCTGTCGTTAAAGTATCTATTTTGCAGAGCCACTGCGCCATTTGTCGATCTCATCGGCATACCAAGCCATGAGTTTGCGGCGCTCGGGCAGTAAAAGTGCCTTATTATACACACCGCGTACTCCGCCGATAATGTGGGCGAGCTGCATTTCGATGGCGTCTACCGGCCACAAGCCGGATTCGTGGGCATGGGTGCTGAATACCTTGCGCCAGCCGTGGATGGTCATGCGGCCGCGCCAGCGGGCCTTAGTCAGTACGTCCAATATCATCCACCCCTGCAGCTCGCCAAACATCCTATCCCCCGTGATGCCGACCTGCTCCCGATACGCCAGCCATCCTGCCAATAAGGCAGCCCCC